GTCATTAATTCTTCTGAAATTGATATATCTGTTATTGCCATGGTTTTGCCACTTTACTGTGTTTTTCCTATTAAATCAAGAGCTGGCATGATAACTGTTACATCTCTTTGCACGTCTTCTTCTGGAATATTTGCAGCTTTTAATGCTTCCTCAGTATCGTACACCTCTCCTGTTTTCTTGTTTTTAATTGTAGTTATTATCTTTTCTGGTGTTAATTCAATCATTATGCTGTTACCTCTTTCTTAATGTTTAGATAGCTGACGCCAAATGTAAAAGCATCTGCACTACCTGCTTTGATTGTTAGTGTTGTTCCTCCTACTACTATTAGTGGTTGGGTTAATAATTCAACTGTGGTATTAGCAGTTAACGCTGCTGATTTAATTACTACAATACCGTTATTAGTTACTGTTGGACTAGGTGTTCCAGCAGATGAAACTAAAATAGATTTAATTACATATGTTTCACTAACTAAAGGATTGTTAGCACCAAAAGGATTTTTTTCGGTGTTGTCTGTATTAGCGTTTAATCCTACAAATTTATATTCGTTTATTACTGCCATTAATCTAAAAAGAAACTTCTAGCTTCTATCTCCTGTTTTAATTCTTCTTGAAACGTTGTATTTAATTTTTCTAATACTGCATCTAAATCTCGCACAAGTGATTGTGCTACATCTTCTTCATATTCTGCGCTTGCTCTAGTTAATGATTGTATTATTTTAGCCATTATTTTCCTAACATATTTTTTAAAAAAGTAAATCTTACTTGATCTGAATCAGTAAAAGCTCCTGTGTTAAATTTATTTAATAATAATAAATATTCTTGATTAAGCGCATCCATATTTCCTAAAGACTCCAAACCACCATCTCCATTTCCTATTTTAGAAAGATCTTCGTCTATTGAAGATGTAGTTGTAGATTTTTTTCCTTTACCAAGATCACTAAATTTATCTGAAAAATTACTTTTAAGATTACTAGTAAAAGACTCAAGAACATTTTTATCGGTTAAATTAATATCTTTAGCAAATTTTGATGCTGTTTTTGCTATGTTGTAAGCCTTCATACCTGTTGCAAATTTAGGTCCTAATAATTGTGGAGCTACAATTCCTAATATGATGTTAGTAGCTATATTTTTAAAACTAAAAGGATTTTTTGGTTGAGGTGCAAAACTTGTTGTAAAAGTTTTTGGATCAAAAGCATTAATACCTTTTTTAGTAACTCTAGGATCAAATATACTAATTCCTTGTTTATTTAATGAATCTATTGTTTTTTGTCTAGCACGTTTATCTTTATAAGTAGTTTTAACATTTATAGGATTGTCAAATTTATCAACACCTATTGTAACTGTTGGTGTAGGCATATTTTTATATTGATTAGCTATGGCTCTATCTCTAGCATCTGATTTATTTCCCCCTGTATTACTAGGACCAGCACCTGACATTTCATTGGCGCCAACTCCACCAGAACTATCCCCTCCATAGTTTCCTCCAGCCGATGCTCCTCCTGCAGGACCGGCATAACCAGGTCTTGAACCATCTAAAGTTTTAGCAACTCTTTGACCTTGTGAGTACATCATTCTTTTATCAATCATTATCGTCTTCCTCCAGCGTGTATATCTAACCTAAAAGTTCCTAACTTCCAACTTGTATCTACAGCAGTATTTTTTATTGTAAGAGCTACAGCTCTTGCTCTTGCTCGGGTATCTACTTTTGTTGTAGATGATGTAATGGTAAACGGTCCTAAAGATGAACTAGCTGCTGTGTTATTAGGATAGTTTCTTAAATCTAATTGTACAACTGTGTTACCTTGTTGAACAATAAAGTCAGGTATAATTCTACTAACTCGCATAATGTTTTCACCATCACCTCTAAGATCTCCTAAATTAGTTGCAGCTCCTCTAACAACTTTTTGTGTAATATCGTAATCTCCAGAAGTAATATCAGCAGGAATAGCTGTTGTAACAGCTCCAGCTTCTAATTGATTAACACCTGTTTCGTGTTCAAAGTATATTGTTGTACCATCCGTGTTACCAGTAACATCAAATGAATTATCATCGTCTGCATTATATTTTGTACCATGTGGTAATCCAAATACAGCAGAATCTTCCCAAGTGCTTCTTGCAAAAAGAGTGCTATCATTTGTAAACCATATAGGACGTTTAGATGTTGAATCTAAATAACTATAAAAAACTGCTCTGTTATTTACATTAGATGTAGATGTTGGATAAAACCAAACAACTTCACCAAACAAGTTATTAATACCACAATATATTAATTGATTAGATGTTGTATTTAAATCATCATAAACAAAATCTTCTACTAAACAATCCATAGATTCTAGTTTACCAGTATACCTAAAGAAACCATTGTCCGACATCCAATACGCAGCACCATCAACTTCAACAGCTGCATTCATACCTATTAAACCACAGTTAGTTCCAACTTGCTCAAATGCAAAAGTAAACGGTGTTCCTACAAAACGCATTGTAAATAAAGCTGTATCAGTCCAAACGTATATTGCATTTCTACCAACCGTAGCTCCGATGATCCGTGATCCGTCGGCCAGTCTTTGTGTGCCAGCACTATTGATTGCTGTAGGTGTATAATCATTTATATTTTCTTGAGAAGAAAATCTAATAAACATATCATCTTGAGTTGTTGTATCTCCAATAGTTCTTTCAGTTCCAAAAAATATTAAGTGTCTGTCAGTTGTAGACACTAACATATCACGTGATGCCGTTGGTGCACCAGTTATGATAGTAGCTCTTGTTGATGTAGCATTAGCTGCATCACCATCCCATTCAAATGCAGCACCACCTACAATTAATGCAATAAGCTTACTTCCAATATTATCAAGAGCCCATAAACCAGGATCGGTAACTTTATCTGTGTTAGCTGCTGGTGAGCCCCATCCTGTAAATGAGGATGTATTAGTTACAGTATCTCCATTTGAATGTGATGATCTAGTCGAACCTCTTACAGCTCTAGTAATTCCAGTTAGTTTTACACCTGTAATTCCAGTATAAGATATTTCTTCTCCTCCTATTTGAACAAAATTTGTTCCTGTGGTAGGAAAACCTGTAACGCTATTTAAAGTTATTTCTGTGGCTGATCCATTATTACCATTGGTGTCATCAGCTAGTGCTCCATTTAAAGTCGTTGTAGCTGCACCCAAAACTGTTCCACCCCATAGTGATATACCCCAACCAAAAGCTCCTAGCTGTTCAGCTGGTCCAACATGATAATATTGAAAAAAAGTTATACCTCCAGAAAGAGTAGCACCACTTCCTGTTTCACTACTAGGCATTGTAATTGTAATACTAGAACTTGTTGGTACACTCGTAACCATAAATTTTTTGTCAGCAAAATCAGCTGCTCCAAAATTAGAGTTTGTTATAGATGAAAAAGTAGAAGCATCTCCAAATAATATAATATCTCCTGCTTGAAAAGTTGTTGTTCCTGAAAATGTTATAGTAACAGTTGGTGAGTTATTAGTAGTAGAAAAACAATTTGTAAGAGCTGTACCTGATGGATTAACCAAAGGGTGTATATCATAAAACACACCACCAGAGTATGCGTATAAAATTCTATTTGTTCCTATTGCTGCAAACTTAGTAGAGGCAGAGTTAACAAAATGATGCAATCCTCTTGCTACTCCAGTTAATTTGGACTCACCTAATTGATTCCAACCACCAATTTTTTCGGGTGTGCCATACCTAAAACGCACATTTTGTCCATCAGTCCACTGTGATTCAGCTCCTGTAGGAGTAACTTGTTTATTAAATCCGGGTAAAAATCCTAGTTTCTGTAGCATATATTAAAACCTGTTTACTAGGTGTTATATCAGATTAAAGGTGATTTCAATAGATTTAAAGCAGAGGGAATCTGTGGTGGATCATCCCCCTGCAAGCCTAATGTATAGACTATTTTTTAGATTTTGTCAACTTAGTACCTTTAAACCAAGCAGGTACACCTAATAAAGGTCGTTTGTCTAAATAGTTTTCTTTAGCTGTTTTAGAATTAGCTTTGTTATAATGTAAAAATACTTGTCCACAATTTTTACCTTTAAATTCTTCTCTCCAATGTTCTAAATCACAACCAGAATAAATTAACATATCACCTGGTTTTAAATCTACTTTAATACCAGCTTGACCTTTTCTACCTGTTGGATCAAGATATATTGGCCATGGGTCACCACCTAAATTTAATGTTGTAGATATTTCACATGAGTATCTATCTTTATGTCTAGCTAACACATCACCTTCTTTATATATTCTTGCATAGGAATATGTAGGACTTAATTTAAGTCCAGTGTGTTTTTCCATAACAGGTTTTACTTCTGTTAATAGTGTTTCCATAGCAACATCTGCATAATGTGAATAAGTATTTGGCACTTGGTCATCATTCCACACACCAAAGTATTCTGTAAACGGTGAAATATATTTGTTATCAAATAAAAATCTTGCAACATTTCTTTTATTTAAAAAATATTTATAAACAAATCCTGCAATTTCAGGTGAAATGGCTTGTTTTAATACTGTGTATTTATTTTTTTTAAACGACATTTAACACTCCTTTTGGTATTGCTTGGCAGTTCCAGTGTATAAATCTAAATGGACTATATCCCATATCTACAACGTACTGATGAGGTAGGTATGATGGAAAAAATATCATTCTACCTGGTTTAACTTTATAATTTATTGCGGATGAAGCATGTGTTACTTTTGTTTTATCTTTTTCTGGTAACAAATTCATAACATTGCCTGGTCTTGGATCTTCAAACAAAGGTAGAGATGTGCTTTCATCTGCTTTTAAAAAATAAAAACCAGATATGTGACCGTTCCAATGTGTATGCAAAGTATGGTGTCCTCCACCTTGTTTTGCAAATTCTTGCACCCATAATTCTGTAGTAAATACTTGATAGTTTGTTAAATCAAAACCCATTTCACCTAATAAATTATGTGCAGTTGCGCCTACATAATTCTGTAATTCTGCAAAGTTAGGGTCTCCTATTAATGATGTAGAATGAAATACATGACCCATGTCTCCTTTATTACCAAATTTTTTATTACGTTTATCTATCTGTGGTTTTAATGTTTTTTTTGATGTTTCAATATATGGATCTGATGCTTTATTTAAACTATTTACAAATTTAGGTTCATCTGCAAACCATATAGGACACTTAAAATATTCTTCTAATTGTAACTGTTGAGGATAACCTACAACTTCTTTTTTTATTTTTTGTTTTCTAGCTTTAGTTTTTTTCTTTTTCACATTTCTCCTTTATTTAAATGGCCATCCTAAATTCCAAATTACTAAACTTTTTCTTTCACCACTTTTAACTGGACACACTCTATGCCATACAAAAGAAGGAAATACAACTAAAGATCCTTTAGGTAATATTTCTTTACATTTAACTGGTTTTCTAGGTTTATCTGGATCTAAATTTCTAAAATCAAATTCTAATTCCCCACCTTTATATTCTTTAGGATCA